CTGGTAGTTGAGATCCCCACTCTCTACCCTCCTCAGCATGGAATTCGTTAATTCGAGTTGGCAACGACATGGTAACCAATGGAAACGTCGAAAAACCCATCGTCACCTGCGAGGAAGCGAACAAAAACCCTGGTCAACATCATCAGGGAGCGCCCACACCATCTACGACAGCAATGGGCATTCAATCGGCCACTCCGAAACCATCAGAGTATGTGCCGCGTGCAAGCACGTTCCCCCGAGCCATATGTCGGGATGTCGTCTTGCCCCCCCCCCCGTCGAACAAATTCATGCGACCCCCCCTGGACCACGAGAACAATTGGTCAAGCAGGGTGTTGGACCAACCCAAGAGCAAGCGGTGGTTCAAACCAAGGAGCAGCCAAATCCGGAGATCTGGCAAGATGTGGCGCTCCGGCTGCGTGGATTTATAGACGGGAGAGTTTACTCGGCGAAACGCACTCCAGCAACGCCGCAGTCATTGAATCTCCAAGCACTCAACTGGCTCAAGTCCAACGAGAACCATCTACCAGAAGAGTGGCGTCACCAGTTTCACCAAGCGAGACTGGCCTCCCAAATCGTCAATGCCGCGTTACCACCCGGCTTATCGGAAAACGAGCTTCTGGCCACCTACGTCAAGGATGGTCAGAAGATACAGAATCTCAACAACGCTTTGGAGGCTATGGCGGACCCGCGTGTCGATTTACGTTGGGTGTGGGGCTTGGGAGGTGCGATCTGTGCGGCCGGTGGCCTGACGACTGTGGTTGTGGCTAATGCTGTGACCAAGTTGACAAAGGCCGCCAGCCCTGTTAAATCGAATCTCATTGGGGGAGTCCTCGTAGGCGCTGGTCTACTTGGAGTGGGTACGTATGCTGGCATGCGTGCTTACGACTTGTGGCAGCGGGCGCGCGAGGCGAGGTGGTATTAGGACAGCCCGGTGAGGGTACCTGCTGTGTGCGCGGCTCCGAAGAAGTTAGAACATATCGCTGACCGGCATGGTACCCTAAGACCACCGAACGCTAAGGGCTGTGAATCTCGTCGTCGCCTTGTCCGTATTGTCCCACCAATATACGGTCTTTGGCATTGTGAAGTTCATACCAGCTGCATTTGTAATGATAAAATTGCGTGTGTAAATAGAGTTGTGGGTGAGGTTCCGCTCCCAACAACAGCTGGTATAGTTACCATCAGAGAAGCCATCCAAGCCTTGTGGCCAGTTCGATCCCTGGCCCCGTTGAGTTTGGAAGAGTCGCTTAAAACTTTCAAGGGCACAAAAAATAAAATATATAAGCGTGCTTACGATTCCCTCCTCGTGGAACCACTTATGAAGAGGGACGCGCGCATAAAAGCCTTTGTTAAAGCTGAGCGATTCAACCCCACCGACAAAGTTAACCCAGACCCACGCATGATTCAAGCGCGTGATCCGAGGTATAACTTACACCTTGCTAGGTATCTGCGCGGTATCGAGCACGAAGTTTACAAGTTAACCCGCAATGGTTTGCCTGTTATCCTGAAGTGCAAGAACCCTAGTGAACGAGCAGATATAATCTTGGAGAAATGGGCTCGATTCGAAGACCCAGTCTGTTTCTCCATAGATGCTAGTCGGTGGGATAAACACGTTACCCCTAAGATCTTACAAATAGAGCACGATTTCTACCGCTCTTTCTATCCGGGGGATCCTGAATTGGATATACTACTTAAGTGGCAGATGGACAACAACTGCGTTACTAGCAATGGGCTTAAGTATAACGTGCATGGCGGACGAATGTCTGGAGACCCTAACACCGCCTCCGGCAACGTCCTACTGATGGTTGCTATGATCTTTGCAGCAGCACGCGTCCTCGCAATTAAGCGCTTCGAGGTCGCGGATGATGGTGACGACGCGCTAGTCATGTGTGAGAGATCTGATTTCGCGCGCCTTAGTGCGCATTTGACCCCGATCTTTCTCGAATTTGGACAAGAGCTAAAGATTGAGAACGTAGCTTACGATTTTAGGGATATAATCTTCTGTCAGTCGAAGATGACCTGGAACGGTGATAAGTACGTTTTTGCTCGTAATTGGAAGAAAGTGCTTTCTCAATCGTGCTGCGGCACAAAGCACTGGAACATGCCCAACATGGTTAGGCCCATGTTTGGTCTTTTAGGAGATTGTGAGAATGCCCAACACGCTGGCATACCAATACTCCAGGCGTTTGCAACCAGACTGCGTTATCTGTCTGGCGGTCAGCGCGCCCAACTCATCCACCTTGATTCTAGTTATCAATATCGGGTGGGTAGTTATAAGACCTCGCAAGTTCTTGACTTGGCACCCAAACCCATTACAACCAGAGCCAGGTTTGAATTCCAAATTACTTGGGGAGTAGATCCATCTACCCAAATAGCAATCGAACAAGCTATATCCATCTGGGACCCCCAAGTCCAGTTTCGAGATGTTGGCCCCGAAATAACCATCGAGCCATGGGCCCAACATTTAGACCCGGGTATACCTACCCCTACCTGTCTGTAAACTAAACTCGCTGGGGAGCGAGGTCGTTTGGATACATCATCGAGGGCTGCCTCTCCTTACGATAGCCTCTACGGACTCTTACGGATGGTATATGTCGAATAGAATACCGTTCACGTGCATTTTCTTCGGTGGCCACGATGCAAATATCGCTTTAGCGAGGGTCCGACAGCATCGTGTCGTAAATTTGTTCTCAGTACAACCCCTAGGGGCC